TAGCCTACGTTGTCTACCCGTCCCCTGACAAGGCTTACACGCTCTCCTACGAGTACTTTAAGTTGCCTATCGACCTAGAGGTCAGCACAGACGTTCCATCTTTCCCTGTAGCCTTTAGACATGCTATCGTAGAAGGTGCTATGGTACACGCTTACAACTTCAGAGGTGACACTGAGACAGCCGATCGTCTTCAAGTAAAGTTCAAGGACAGTATTAAGAAGTTGCGTACTATCTACGTTAATAATGACTACACCTACGTTCGTGATACTCGCATCCAGAGAAACACTAATGGTATGTCTAGCAGTTCTAGGGTTGTGTCATAATGGCTACACGCTGGGATACATTCCCTGTTCAGCTAACTGGTGGCCTTGTATCTAGCATGTCTAGACTACAGCATGGTCTTCAGCAACCTGGGTCAGCCCGAGTGTTAGAGAACTTTGAGCCATCTACTAAGGGTGGCTACCGACGTATCAACGGTTTTACTAAGTTTGAGAATACCACTGTTCCTCCTTACGGAGACGTAGTAGTTCAGGGTTCAGGACAGTCTGGTAACACTTTATTTGTTGCAGACACACACGAGAAACCTGTTATTGGTGACACCTTTTCGATAGACGGTGTTGCAGGTGTATACGTAGTTTCATCTGTTTCTTTTATAGAAGCTAACAAGTCCTCTACGCTTAGCCTAACCACTAGCCTAGCTTCCAGTCCTGCCGACGGAGCAACTGTTACCTTTGGCCCTAGTCTATCCCTCATTCAAGGTGTGTGGTACTCTAGTTCTGAAGACAAAGCTTACGCTCTTCGTGGGGGCACCTTGTGGTCTAGCTCAGGTATTGGCTGGTCTAAGGTCAACACACCTGTGTACGGCACCACACTGGTAGCCACAGGCTCTCAGACGGGTACTACCTTAGACATAGACGGTATTGCAGTTGATAACTATGTACCCCAAGCCGGTGATACCTTTAGTGTTGCTGGTGTCGAGAAGTTATACACCGTGGTAACTAACACAACTTCTTCTTCCGGTTCAGCTACTTTATCAATTAACCCATCACTTGCTTCGTCACCAGCTAACAACGCAGTAGTTACTTTTGTTAGCTCTTCTCACACAGGCGCTACTAAGGTTCGTTTCAAAGAGTTTAACTTCAACGGTATCTTTAAGACTGTCTTGGTTGACAGTAAGAACAACCCTGCTGTTATTCACGGTACGTCCTATAAGACCTTACAAAGTAGTGTAGACATTACAGGTGCTAACTTTGCAGAGACTTATCAAGATCACCTATTCTTTGGTAAAGGTGACTTAGTTTCTTTTACTGCACCGTTCGATGAAGAAGACTTTACAGCAGCTAACGGAGCTGGTAACTTTAGAGTTCCTTCTAACCTAACTGGTATTATAACATTCCGTGAACAGTTAGTTATATTCTCTCAGACAGACATTCGTAAGTTATCAGGTACATCACTCGCTAACTTTAGTCTATCTGCTATTACCAGTGACATAGGTTGTGTTTCTGGTGACACAGTACAAGAAGTAGGTGGTGACATTCTATTCCTTGGACCAGATGGTGTACGATTCTTAGGTGCTACCGAACGTCTTGGTGACTTCAACTTGTCACTGGCTTCACGTCAGATTCAAGATGACTTCAAAGACTTTATTGTAGTAGGTGCTGAGTATTGTACTTCTGTTGTACGTGAGAAGAACCAGTACCGTGTCTTTAGCTTTACACCTAGCGTAAACAAAAGAAACACAATTGGTTATATTGGTACACAGTTTCAAGATCAGAACGCACAGAGCATTAACTGGGGTCAGACTAAGGGTATCAAAGCATACCGTTCTTGTTCCGCCTATAAGAACGATGAAGAGATACTACTATTTACTAACGAAGACGAGTACGTGTACCGTCTAGAGTCTGGTGATGACTTTGATGGAGAAGCTATTAAGTCAGCGTACCACACACCCTTTATGGCTATTAATGACCCGACGGTAAGAAAGACAGCTTACAAGATTGACACGTACTTTGATCCAGAGGGTCTTGTTACAGGAACCCTGTCACCTAAGTACGATTTTAACAAACCAGGTAACATACAACCTAATGCTGTTTCTTTGACTGGAGGTGGTAACTTCTCCTTCTACGGAAAGGCTACCTACGGAACCAGTGTTTACGGAGGTGATCCTGATACATTTCTGCAGAGACAAGTAGTAGGTTCTTTCTTTACAGTAAGCCTTCAGTATGTGTTTGACGGTGGGCCCCCTTTCGTGTTAGACACAGCAATTATAGAATACTCAACAGAGGATAAGAAGTAATGGGAACCGGATATGTACGTATTGATACGTCGAACAACATTGCAGATGGAGGTGTCATTGATGCTTCTGACCTTGATGGTGAGTTTAATGCTCTTGTAGAATCTTTCAGTGAAACAGCAGGGCACACACACGATGGTAGCACCGCCGAGGGTGCTCCTATAACTGTCTTGGGTCCTGCTCAAGAGTTTGTTGGTGACGCCTCCGGTCTGTTTCCAAAGACAACTAATACCTACACCTTAGGTAAAGCTGGTGCTACCTTCTCTAACGTCTTTGCTGAAGTTGTAACACTTGCTGATGGAGCTATTACAGCAACAGCAGCTGAGATTAATAAGTTAGCGGGTGCTACTGCTTCTACTGCTGAATTAAACTTACTTGCTGGACAAGATCAGACTCTTGCTACGTCAGACAGTGTTACCTTTGTAAACATAACAGTAACTGGTACTGTTGACGGAAGAGACGTAGCTACTGACGGTACTAAGTTAGATGCTATTGAAACCAGTGCTACTGCAGATCAAACAGCTGCTCAAATCAAGACTGCATACGAGGGTGAAACCAACGCTTTCACGGATGCTCAATTCACTAAGTTAAGTAACATCGAGACAGGTGCTACTGCAGATCAAACTGGTGCTCAGATTAAAGCTGCCTATGAAGGTGAAGCTAATGCCTTTACAGACACTCAGTTTACTAAGTTAGGTAACGTTGAAGATGGTGCCACTGCCGATCAAACTGGTGCCCAGATCAAGACTGCATATGAGTCTGAGTCTAACGCCTTTACTGATACTTTATTTACTAAGCTAGGTACAATTGAAACTAATGCTGACGTAACTGACACAGCCAATGTGGCCGCTGCTGGTGCGTTGATGGATAGTGAAGTTACTAACCTAGCCGCTGTAAAGGCTTTTGATACCACTGACTACGCTACAGCCACACAAGGTGGTACAGCAGATAGTGCATTGCAGCCTGATGGTGACGGTTCGGCTCTTACAGGTATCGTTGCTGGTCTAGCTTGGGCTAGAAAGACATCTAATTACACATCAGCAAACAATGACGCTATTTTAGCTGACACTTCTGGTGGGGCTTGGACACTTACACTGCCATCATCCCCTGGTGTTGGTGACTTAGTTCGTGTTCTAGACGGTGCAGACTGGGCAACCAATAACCTAACTGTGGCTCGCAATGGTTCTACTGTTGAAGGTGATGCTGCTAACCTCGTAATGAACATCGGTGGTGTGTCTGTTGACTTCGTGTACGACGGTAGCACATGGCAGATTTATGCTCAGGTAGGTGTCAGCAGTGGGACAGTGGTTACTGAAGCTGGAACGCAAACGCTTACTAACAAGACCTTAGACGCTCCATCTTTTAGTAACGCTGTATTCACAGGTGACGGTTCATCTCTTACTGGTGTTGACGCCTTCAAGCTCGTTGAAGTGTCTGGGGCGACACCTTCTCTGGATGTTGCAACATACAACTTTTTTGACCAAAGCGCATTGACCGCTGATACTACCGTAAGTTTTGCAAGTGTTCCAACAAATGCTAAATGGCAGTATTCCTATGTCGCTGCGGTTGACGTGAATGCTGTTTTTGACTTAGCGGATGCGTCCTATGCAAACAAGAGTTTTAGTGTTGCTTCGCAAGATACTCTACCAGTAGGTTTAGCATTTAACACTGACGGAACGTCCATGTTTATGCTGGGTCTTAATAACGACACAGTTTATCAGTACACCTTAAGCACCGGTTTTGATGTAAGCACAGCTTCTTATGCAAGCAAAAGCTTTAGTGTTTCTTCGCAAGAGTCAAACCCAACGGGTCTAGCATTTAACACTGATGGCACTTCTATGTTTATTGTAGGGTCTGCAAACGACACTGTGTTTCAATACACCCTAAGTACCGCTTTTGATGTATCAACTGCTTCCTATGCGAGCAAAAGCTTTAGTGTTGCTTCGCAGGAGAACAACCCCCAAGCCCTAGCCTTTAACACTGACGGAACGTCTATGCTTATTCTGGGGACAGCAAGCGACACTGTGTATCAATACACCTTATCAACTGGTTTTGATGTTTCAACAGCATCATACGCAAACAAGAGCTTTAGTGTTGCTTCACAGGATACAGGCCCAACGGGTCTAGCATTTAACACTGACGGAACGTCCATGTTTATTGTAGGGTTCGTAAACGACACTGTGTTTCAGTACACCTTAAGCACAGGTTTTGATGTATCTACTGCATCATACGCAAACAAGAGCTTTAGTGTTTCTTCACATGAGGACAACCCCCTAGCCCTAACCTTTAACACTGATGGAACGTCCATGTTTATTGTGGGGACAGCAAGCGACACAGTATTTCAGTACAACCTAGCATCCGCCTACTCTCTAACTCTACCCACAGTAGTAGGAACACCCAGCGCCACAGTAACCGGCGACCGTGTGACCTACACATTCTTCACAAAAGACAGCGGCACAACCGTTAACCTAATCTCAGAGGAGATCATCTAATGGCAAATCTATCAGACAAAGTAGC